GATTAGTCTTCCACATATTGGCACAGAAGAATTTACACGCGACTTTGAGAAAGATGTTTTGCGTCCTTTGTTAAAAGAACACGCAAAGCCTCAGTTGAAAGTTGCAAATGGCTAGTCCCGCATGGCAACGCAAGGAAGGCAAGAACCCCAAGGGCGGTTTAAACGCCAAGGGCCGAGCCTCTGCGAAGAAAGAAGGTCACAACTTGAAACCGCCTCAACCAGAGGGCGGCTCAAGGCGAGACTCTTTCTGTGCAAGGATGAGTGGAATGAAAAAGAAATTGACATCCGCAAAAACAGCGAACGACCCGAACTCTAGGATTAATAAAAGCCTCAGAGCATGGAATTGCGCTGATGGTGGATACATTAAATCCGCAGATGGCATTGCCCAACGTGGCAAGACTAAAGGAAGAATTTGTTAATGGATGCACACCTTATTTGGTCGGCAGTTTTGTCTATCGTAATGGGAGCATTTGGCTTCTTCATGCGAGAGAAACTCGGCCAAGTCAAAGACATGGGCGAGGACATCAAACGTGTCGAACGCCTACTAAACATTACCCGTGAGGAGGTAGCCCGTGATTACGTTACTCAAGCAGAAATTCAAAGAATTACTGACCATATTGACCAGCGCTTCAATCGCCTTGAAGCAAAAATTGACCAACTTATTCAGCAAAGGGGATAGAAAATGAAAAAAGTTAAGGGTTACGAGGGCGAAGAAGGCTCTATGGTAGATAGTAAAGACTACGGTGGCTCTAGCGGTACTGGTCAATATGCGCCAGCACCATCCGCTAAAAAGCAACGTGTTGTTACCAAGGAGGAACTTGCCAAGTCAGGTTTAAGTTTGCGTGACTTTTTAAATAAAGAACGTGGTTTTACCCGCCGTGGAGAATCAGCCGCTCCTATGCCGCCTCCTGCTCCCGCCGAAGTTACTAAAACAAGTGCGCCAGCTCCTGTTTCTGCTCCTGCTGATGTGACCAAAATGTCAGCTAATGAGCGCATGAAACAAAGTATGGAAAGCAATCTTGCAGACGCTAGATCAGGTAGCGGTAAAACTGATACCAGATCTATTAATGAACGCATTCGCTCTTCTTCGGGTGCTGAAGCTATTGGTGATGTAGGTTCTTCTATTGGTAATTTGCTTTCCAAAGCTAAACAGAACTACGAATCTACTAGACCAGTTAGCCGTCAAAAAGAACGAGAGCAAGCCGCCGCCCGTGACAAATTGGCAAAAGGTGGAAAAGTTTCCAGCGCCTCTAGCCGTGGTGACGGTATAGCCCAGCGTGGTAAGACTCGCGGGAAGATGTGCTAAATGCCAGCAAAGTCTCTAGCGCAAAAGCGTTTTATGGATGCGGCGGCTCATAACCCCGCATTTGCAAAAAAGGTTGGCGTTCCTGTTAAGGTTGCCAAAGAGTTCAGCAAAGCCAGTAAAGGCGAAACTTTTAAAAAGGGTGGTGATATGGCTACAACTAAGATGGGTAAACCAGTAATGAAGGCCGGTATGAGTACCGCTAAAGTCGGTATAAAGAAGCCTACACCTATGGCTGATACTGCTATGGCTGGATCAATGGGTATGAAAAAAGGCGGTATGCCTATGGTGATGAAAGATGGAAAAAAAGTTCCAGCATTTGCCGCAAAGAAAATGATGGGTGGCGGCATGACCTACTCTAAGGGTGGTTCAGCTTCTTCTCGCGCTGATGGCATTGCGTCTAAAGGCAAGACCAAAGGAAAACTGCTTAACAAAGGTGGAATGGCAAAGAAATATTGCTAAATCAGCAATCATTTAAAAAGGTTCAATATGCCAAAAGCTACGCCCCAACATTTAGACGATCCCACTTACTATAAAGACTATAAACCGCCAGTTGCGGGTAGTGGTATTAGGATTGATAAAAATGCACCAGAAGGTGCTGTGACTTTGCCCGATAGATCTCCCGCAAAAAAGGAAGACTTTATGGGTTCAAAGTCAACCAAGGATATGCCAGAAGGCGCACGGACTTTGCCATACAAGCCAAACAAAAAAGCAGAGGCAGACATGAAAATGATTCCTCTAGCAACAGGCGGAATGGCCTCTAAACGTGCTGATGGTATTGCTCAACGAGGTAAAACTCGCGGAAAGATGTGCTGATATGGCAACCGTAAAACCTAATAGCAGTGTAGCTAAGTCTTTAAAAAAGGCTGGGTTTTATAGTGCAAGTAAACCAAAAAGACTGGGCATTATTAACAAAGTTACAACCAAGCCACAACGAATTGAAATGGTTGATAAATTGTTTTTAGCCAAGAAAAAAACTAAAGGCGGTACTAAATGAGAGCAAGCCGTGGCATGGGGGATATAAACCCCTCAAAGATGCCTACTGGAAAGCGTAAAGCTAGACGGGATGACACTGACTTCACGCAATATGCCGAAGGCGGGAAGGTTAATGCCGCTGGAAACTATACCAAGCCTAGTATGCGCAAAAGAATTGTTGCTCAAGTAAAAGCGGCGGCTACGCAAGGCACGGGCGCGGGTCAATGGTCAGCCCGTAAAGCGCAACTTGTAGCAAAAAAATACAAGGCGGCAGGCGGGGGTTACAGAGATTGAAAGCACCACAGCAATCCCTTAAAAACTGGGGTGACCAGAAATGGCGTACCAAGTCGGGAAAGCCATCGTCAAAAACTGGTGAACGTTATTTGCCAGAGGCGGCAATTAAGTCTTTAAGCTCTCAAGAGTATGCGGCAACCACCAAAGCAAAACGTGCGGGTAAGGCGGCAGGCAAACAGTTTGTGGCTCAACCCAAGGGTATAGCAAAGAAAACAGCAGGATTTAGATAATGGCATATACCACTGGCGCAACCGCATTTAACATGGACTTCACGGAGATAGCCGAGGAGTCATGGGAACGTGCGGGTCGAGAAATGCGTACAGGCTACGATCTAAGAACGGCTCGTAGGTCGATGAACATAATGACCATTGAGTGGGCTAACCGTGGTTTAAATATGTGGACGATTGAACAGGGTGTGATTGACCTAACACCCGGATTGAATACTTCTTCTTTGCCATTGGATACTATTGATCTGCTAGATCATGTAATTCGCACAGGCGCTAACTCTGCAAGCACCCAAGCTGACTTAACAATCAGCCGTATTAGTGTTTCTACCTATGCCACTATTCCTAATAAATTGACTGAGGCTAGACCAATCCAGATATGGATTCAGCGTTTGTCTGGAGAAACTAGCCCGACTACTTTGGCTACCAATGGAAACGTTACCATTGATGCCACAACAATTACGCTAACTTCCACTGTTGGATTAGCTGGATCTGGGTTCATTAAGTTGGATTCTGAGATCATGTATTACAACTACATAGACGGCAATACGATAGGTAATGTATTCCGTGGACAGTCTTATACAACGGCGGCTACCCATACAACGGCAACGGCTGTGTATGTACCCCAACTACCTGCGGTAACAGTATGGCCGACCCCAGATAACTCTACTACCTACCAGCTTGTGTATTACAGAATGCGTAGGATTCAAGATGCCGGCTCTGGTATCCAAATATCTGATATGAATTTCCGTTTCTTGCCTTGTGTTGTCTCAGGATTGGCTTACTACATAGCCATGAAAGTTCCTGAGTTGCAAGGCCGTTTGGATATGCTGAAACAGGCATACGATGAACAGTTTAATTTGGCGGCTGGTGAAGACCATGAAAAAGCCCCGTTGCGTTTTGTTCCTAGACAGCAGTTCATTGGTGGGAGTACGCCCTAATGGGTAATACATTCGCCTCTGGCAAATTTGCCATTGCTGAATGCGATAGATGCGGTCAGCAGTACAAACTCAAGAATTTAAAAACAGAGGTTATTAAGACCAAACGATATGAATTGAGGGTGTGTCCTGAGTGCTGGGATCCAGATCAGCCTCAATTGCTATTGGGTATGTATCCAGTAGAGGATCCACAGGCTTTGAGAGAGCCAAGGAAAGATACCACTTATGTAACGGCTGGTGTAAATGGGTTGCAGATTGATCCAAACAATACCTTTGGTGGCTACCCTACGGGGGGTTCTAGAGACATTCAGTGGGGCTGGTATCCAGTAGGTGGATCAAGTAA